GTCCGGAGAGCACCCCCTTCCTATATAAGGGTAACAGAATACGTCTGCTAACGTAAAATAATCTCCTTGAGTTATATAGGCACTCAAAGAGATATCTCTAATTAAAGAGATCGTCTAAAATCACCAGAGATGATTTAGACGGAAGAGAAGAAGGACGGCGGCGGGCCATCCGAATCTTCGTCAGAATTTAGATCTTCAATTTCAAAAGAGAGACAGCTTCCAGATACTATACCTTTATCAGTGGATAAAGCTGCTCATACTTGAACTTCTGAAAGAAACTGACTATCTGTAAGTCTAGGTCAGCTGGAAGATCTATCATTTCAACTATTGTTAAATTGATTGTAAGATCATGAGTCACTAGAAGAAGAGGAGGAACGAGATCAGCTGCGTGATTTTCTTCATTTCTATCATCATAGTTTCCTGATTTCATCAAATAGTCTATCTTGATGAACTGCTTCTTGAGAGACCTTAGCTTCCTCTGGATCTATTCCTATTACACCGGGAGGAGATTACAAGCTTTTGACATAGGATATTAGAGTCTCATATCCATTATTAAAATCCGCAAAGAGAGAGACGAATCCAGGTCAGCTCTCTTTGGATAATACATCTTTGAAAACCCTTATAGAATCCAGATAATATTCCAAACTTGCTTTATCATATTCAAAACTACCGTTGTTTACTGGTAGTTATAAGCTCTTTGCTTGGTTTTAGGCTGGTTATGCTCCAGTAACAGCGTCCGAAACCAAAATTCATCCTCAGGACTTGATGATTGTTTAGCTTCCATGCATTTTCTCGTCTTTAATCTCTTCATGCCCTGCTTCTAGGTCGTCTGTGAAGAGCGTCCTCAAGAAGGTATCACTCTGTCATGGCCAGAAGGTATAGTTGTAATTGAACTGCAATGTAACTGGGAAAGACATTGCAGTACCAGAATCTGTCGCGACGTATGGTCTATCTAGAATAATCCATCCAACTTCTTCACTCAAAAATTGAGTTAGAGACGCATCTTCATCCTAGAAATATAAATTGGTATTGTTAATTGCAATGTTCATAGTTAACTCATCATGAGTCTTTAAACTAACAGTCTTGGATATCTTGATGAGTTATGTGACTGTAAAATTAGATGCGTTGAATAGGGATCCTAACCTCATCTTCCCTACGTAAGCTACTCCTGATCGATTAATGCTAGGACCCAATAACTTCACGTTAAGTCAACTTGCCCATATAAAACTGTCGTTAGTAAATGATATAGGGTCACCTCCATAACATTGAACATATGATTGAGATAGAGTCGTCAAAGCGGCCACATTTAGTGGGTAAGTAGCTTCTTGGCCGGGTGAAAAGTTTTGGATAGAGAAACCTGAGTAACGGGTTGCAGTTTCGGTATGAGCTATCAAAGGGGAGTACATAATCATCGTGTAATTACCGGCTCCCAATTGTAAATTTTAAGTATTCTCCCCCGTTAAGGCTCCTGATTTCTGAACTATTCCATCATGAACAAAATAAGCTCTATGTTGCCCAGGATGAGCTCAAGCATGTAAAAATTAGGAATAGTATGACAATTTTGAAACCTAAAACTTAACTGGATTTTATATCTTTAGGAAATTAGATTCTTGTTTTGGTTTTCCTTATCTTTTATTCTTAAATTTTTAATTCTTTCCATGTCTTCAGTTAAATTTTGGATTCTTTGGTTGCTACTGAGATTAAGGTCAAGAAGCTTCTTGCTAAGGCGCTTACGCTACTTTCTTGACCGTTTTGGTGGTTATTTCTTTCTTAAACATTCTAATTATTATGTTATTGGCAGGATACGCCTGCATCGATATAGGAAGAATTAGCACCCGAAATAATCAAGTGATTATCTACATGGACTCAATGTAGCTCCTACAGGCTTAGACCTAAATATCTAGACAAAGATAGATCAACTTATATCTTGTGACATTCGTCTATTTTCTCATCCCAGAAATTCTTCTTGATGTAAGTTCAGTAAAAAGTCAAAATGGACTCATCAGGAACTGGCATCTTCTTCATTCAGCTTTCTAAAAGAAACAACAAGCTTGGCAAAGGCAGTTCCGCTTGAAGAGATTCATACAAGCATCAGATGTAAGCAGAGGGATTTCATCAAAAAAGGACGTTCTCTCCTACATACTCCTACTTCTAATGAACAAGTTTGATAGGATCTCTAAAAAGATACCAACCTTGATAACTCTTCTTATCTCCGACATGGCAAGCATATTTGCTACAGAAATCTATGTTCCACCAATCTTTGACTGAGTACTCTTTTATGATTTAACCTAAGCCGTGCTTGATCTGGAGATTCTTATCGTGATGGGCTAAACTCTTCATCTTAGAAATGAACATATCTTTATCTTTATGATGGACCCACACTACCAAGTCATCTCCTGCTGCAAGAATCTTTGGCTCTAAACCTAGCTCGTAAACAGCATAATAAGCGTACATGATACTTCTCAAAGTATTCCCTAGAGTAGTCAGAGTAGGATGTCCGGAGAAAGTCGTCCCTTCTAACTTAAAAAGCTAAAAGTCATTATTTCTCAGTTCTGCAGGGACTCAAGATTTGCAAGAGATTCCTGGAGACGGTACATAAACATCAAAAACGAAGTTTTTACAATTGCTTATGATCAAATTTACCAACTTTTTTCTATCTATTGAGAAGCTTAGATTTTCTTGTATTGTATTGAGAATCTAATAAAGCCGAGGTTTGTAAGATTCCCAGAAATTGGCATCGACTGCTTTCTACAAACTTACATGTTGATTGCTATCGAATGCGGAGCCATCCATGCTTATAGATACATAATCATCAGGGTTGTTACCCAGTATGTACTTGATTCGTTCTTTTAGCCCTTAGCTATCCAAACCATGGCAAAATTAAGGCAAGATCAATTTCTCATCTAGCACACTCTTAAAATCTCTGAAAATATATTACTATATATAAGTAAGCAGTCCACAACCTTCTTTGCTAGGAACGAAAATATTTCTGGGTCTCTCAGCAAGATCATTGACATTTTCATAATCATATTTCGTGTAAGTTTCTCCTGATTTCACCATAGTAGAAAAATAGACATCAAAGTCACGTTGATTAGCTGATCAAAGCTATTTGAAGAGTTGCTCGTAATATTTAGTCTTCTTAGAGGTACTCCACTGAGTCTTAGATTACAACCAATCTTAGGGATTGATGAAAGAGACCGGTAATTTTGTGCATCAATCTGATAAATTCTTGAACACTCATCTAGACAGAAGACTCAACCTATCAACCACGACAGGATCAGGCTCTAATTTATTTGAATTGTGTCTGACCATAAAAGCCGAATAGGAATTATTAAAACTTTTTGAATCATATTCATAAGTCTAGAGATCTTAGCCATTCTTCTGTATACTATACCCGACGCTAACTGCCTTAACAGTTCACACTTTTACATCTTTCTATATTAAAGAAGTCAACACTTTCAAAGAGCATTTATTTATATCTTTGAAAAGTCTTAATTATGGGGCTAAGTGTTCGATGACAGATGGATTTTTCGAGAAATAATAATCTTTTTCATCAATAACGACAATCTTATTTTCTTCCTACTAAAGACTCTAAGGAGGTTAAATCTTAGTTTTAGACTAGTTCCAAGGCAGATCTTCTCTATCTAATTAAACAACTAGATCTTAGTACCCTATCAGAATTTAATTAGTTTGTGGATAATAGATTTTGCGCTTATCAGTTAAGAAGAATTGGTACCATCATTTCTTTTGTACTTGACATCAAATGCCATCCGTCATGACTATTTGGATAGGTTTCTTCACTATGAAGTGGATCACTTTGACAAGAACAAGTAGGAGTGGCTCATAAGTTTTAAGGATATAACACAAGATTAAGGCGATCATTACTACAGGCAAGAAATCGGCTCTTTTTGTCCCTAATAGATCATATTAATCCTTCTTGATGACTTGCTTGTTCAAATAGATTTCATTCAATATCTCTTATGGTCACCCACTTATGGTCAACGTTTATGTATGCACTGGCTTCTCTAATACGTTCCCTAATCCGACTGTAAACCTTTTATTTTGTTTTTCTGCGTCAGTGAGTAGATCATTGAAAAAGTTGCTTTATAAATAGCAATCAGAAAAGCTATCTGCTCTAGGAACGTAAAAGTTTTCATTGTATTACCTAGGATTATACTTTCCAAAGAAGACTCTTAAATAGCCTAGATCGATTAACAAATCGCAATTTTTCACTGCCATATTGCTATGGGAATATACGTTCATCGTTCCGTTGGTTCTCATGTTGATCATCTAGAAACCGTCTTTTGGAAATATACTATACTCTCCTTCCATTAAAGGAAGGTAATATCGCCCAGGAACTTACTCAAACAACAGGCCAGTTACATAGAATAAAGAATTTGAACAATTGCTTGGGATACTAGGAATATAGTAATGAGTATCATTCATTACGAAATGCTTCTTTCTAGTCTAAAAATCTAATTTCTTTAAGAAAAGATCCCAAGACAAAAATTCTTCTAGAGTTGCTTCTACGACTAACGACTGGATCAAAGTTTTGGGTAGGCTAGATACAGGATTTGATTCGTAGTAAGTGTTGTCATAGTCCCCTAATCTAGGTCAAATACAAATTATGTATTACTCGTCCAAGGATAGCAGCTCTGCAACAATTCAATAGTTATCTTTAGTAACGTGAATGACTTCTTTATCACCTGGATAAACCCTGGAAGACAGTTTTATGAATTGTTGGTACTTAGAGCCAAGATCGAATATCAGAGACTTAGAATCTGAAGAAAAACACTTAAAAGCATCGTTGAGAGATCAGGTATATAACCTGTCAATAATAGAACGTAGGTTATTATGTCCGCCGTGGCTACTTTGGCACTGCTACTCAATCTCTTCCTTTGAGAAAACTACACCTGCCTTAGCACACTGGTTAGCGAAAGCTTGATTCATTCTGAAAGCAGGGGTGCTCTTAAATGTCTTGAGCTACTAATCATAGCTAATCTTAGCTTTCCCATTGGTCATCTTTTCAGAAGAAACAGAAGTATTTAAAAGAGAGCCATCATATAGGTCTAGAAGAGCATACTTATTCACTTGACCTGCTTCTCTCCTATTAGTAACTTATAATTCTACCGTAAATACCTCCTTATCTTCAGGTTTTTCTTATGGACTCTTTCAACTGAGATTTGACAAAAAGTTCAATATGAACAGCACTAGGCAGAACAGAGGGTGAGAAATCTTGGAAACAAGATATTTAAATTTGGAAAATTTATTCTCGAGTTTTTGTTCTTCTATCCTAGATTGTAAATCTTTATTTCCATTGTCATAGAAAGCTACACATACTTGCTGTTCTAGGTCATCTATATTCTTAACTCCTGAGAGATCTACAGGTTTCCCGAGAGATTGACTTAGTTTTGAACTAATAGATTCTTTCTTTTCTAGATCAAGAGGGAATTGATCATCTAATTCTTCATATTGTTCATCACTCAGTTATAATAGATTTTGGACTAATAGCTTATTTGCAGATAGGTCCTAAGATATATTCCACTACAGTGGGTTCTTTGAATACTCAATAAAGAACTTAGGATTGACAGTTTTCAATTATTCGAAATCGGTTGATTTCTGCTCTTTTTGGTCTAAGAGTTCCAGTCTCTACCTGTCAAAAGCATCTCGCTATCTCTTAGCTTATTCTAGCTAATCTTTAGGGAGATAGGCCAAACATGACTCAAATGAATCCCGATTACAGAAGATTTCTAAAGTTTCACCTTCGACTATGCATCCGTATTATTTCTGGATGAATGAGTTAAGTTACCTAACCGAGACAGATATATCTGCAGGTAAAGAGGTCCTTAGTTTTACCCATTCAGATTTTAACAATTCAAATGAAGTTCTCATTCTTTCGTCTTTCCATTGGCCTTAAATGTTATCACAATCATAAGATAAAGCAAATGTAAAATCTTCGGGTGAAGTATAATTTATCACCAATTTACCGCCTTTGAAAAATTCAGATCAAGGAATTGAAAGCAGAGGATAGCTCATATCTAACATGTATGTACATAACAATTCACTGCAGATATTCCATAGAGCGTTACAGGTGTCTTCCCAGGTTTGAGTTTTGAGGATTTTCTACATTAGTTATTTACTGTGGTCTACTCGGGCTTGATCTCAATCAATAAAACCGAAATAACTTATTCCTTTGCTTTCTTCTTAGCCACAAAACCTTTCGAAAGAAGCAATTAGCTCAGCATGCCCCTCAAATGGTTGCTTATTCAAAATACAACCTTTTCTTCCAGATGCATTTTATTTGTAATAATGACCTAGATTATGACATTCGAAATATTACCAAAGGTCTAGACAAGCTGAAACCACTTTAGAGAAAAATTCTCTGGTCTACACCTCCAATATTTTATCTTAACTACCTTCGTCAGCAATTTTCTATAAATCGTTTTAGTCTAAGATTTAGAGACAAGGGAGAGAGAAAAGAATATTATGTTTAACAAAGACGTCGATAGGATAATTATTAGGATCACACAGCATACTACCGGTTAAATCAATAGTTTGTTTTTATTAGATTTCAGCTGGTTCCTAAAGCTCTTAAAGATCTATATTAAGTCTTTCGATGTCTGCTTTCAATTAATCATACCTAGTTACGAAATTTGCCATGCTCTTGCAAACATGTGAGTCGTAAATCTTTTTAAAATCTTTGCTGAAAATAGGGACCCAACCATCAGTTTTCCTTAAGTCAGAATAGTCGTGAGTTATCTTCTAATTCACGTCATCGATGAATGTATTGAAACATAGCATCCAACCCCATGAATTCACATACGTGTGCAATCTCAGACCTTTGTCCCCGAACACATCTGTGGGATAATATCCAGGCATTACCGAAAAGACAGACCCTATTTCTAATCTTTATCCAGGTCCAGGGGTTTGCAAGACTTTCGAAAAGCCAGCAGGTAAGAAATCGGTCAGTTTAGCGTGATGGATGGTTAATCTGTAGACTCTGTCTCCGAATAGGGATAGTGTCAGATTTAAGAATCTATACTCCTGACCTATATGATGAGTAAATAAACCATAAGGGGTGATGATCCAATCTTTATATTTAAGATAAGGATTGTCAAGGTCATCTAGGACGTCTATTAGGTGACATTCGTCATCTTTTGATTGCAAAATATGAGGCTCATGCTATATCAGTCATAATAGGAAGGACAAAGCCACTCCATCGAATCTATCTCCAGACCTCAAAGCTTACCCTAATTTAAATCTGTTGATTTGATAGGGAGATGCAAACCTTTCAAGAACACTCTAAGGGGAAACTTTTTTCAAGTCAGTAGGCCTATATGTCAAACTTGAAAAACTATATCCCAGGTCTCTTCCTTGTCAACCATGAGCTACTTTATCACTTTTAGTTATGTATCCCTCAAAGAAACTGGACAAATGTTCAAAATTAGCGTCTAAAGATATTGAAACAGGAACTGGATTAGATGCAATCAGATCAGCGTTAGCTTTCAATTCTTCTATAGGTTCATTGATCAACTCGTAAGAAGTGACGGTAATTGTGACTTTCTTTGAATGTCTGACAACGGAGTCTGGGAATAAGTATGGGAATGATTATCACAATAATGTCATTCCTCGCTTAGTCACTTGAGCATAAGGCAATATCAAGGCTGACAGTGCTCAACACTCTATGAAAAGATCCATGTCTTTCAACTTGTGAGCTAATGTCATCATACTAATGAAGCTAATTTCATGGTCAATAGATCCTTCCACTATTTCGAATCTCTTCATTTTGCACACCATTTGTTGAATCTTATTCCTGATATCTTTTTGGTTTCACTCTAAGACAGTCATCTGGTTTTCAGGTTTGTATTTTGGATGTTTGCTCTCTTCCAATTTGTAAGTTTTCTTATCCGTGTAGGCATCCAACTTGACAGGAATAGCTTCCCATCTCTTAGATTCAGGATCGACAGGTTTCTTAGACTACTTCTTTCTCATTTACCTGTACTTCTCATCTGACACTCATAGATTCCTGAGAGTTTCTTTGTCTTCATTAAGACCACAGGATAATCCCATCTTGTTCTTTAGAATCCTCATTGCTTGAGTGGCTTCAAACAATGAATCGAATCTCAAACTATCCCTACCTCTATGTAGACATAAAAGGTATCTACCTTTGTAAAGGGAACAAAAAGTTTCAAGATGCTTGGTAAACTTTTTCCCTACCATTACGTGACAATATAGTTGCTGAGGGGCTAAAACCGGTTCAAAGTCCTTGTTTTCTTCAACATCAAGGTCTTCAATAGGCACTTTGGGTTCAGAATACTAAACTTCTCTGACAAAAGCTAACAGATAATTCTAATTACCAGCAACAAGCATCATTTTATCAAAACTGACTCTGGGAACTTTTAATCCTTTCATTGAAGCTAAGAAAGCGTGCTAGCCCATGAAGTCATAATTTTATATAGTAACCAATCTTCTGGAGAAAGAGGTCCAAGAGGAATGTAAGGCATATAATTCAGTGAAATTGATGCTATGCTCTAGACCAAGGAAGTCTAATATGTTGTCTACTCCATCAGCGGGTAAACCAGCAGGCCAGTTCTGTTTGAAGATAGTACATAAGCTCTTTAAGTCTGTCTAATCCACGTCTACCTCTCTATCTTTGTCATCTTTCTTATAGAAAGAGGCACTAGCTAAGATGCCGTAAAAGTAACAATATCCATTTGGCATGCTATGAAGTCGAATAGCCTCACATTCAGTGTATTGTCGAGATTGGAAGAAACTCTTGCTTCCCTGAGAGTTACTCTTTAGACATTCAGCTATCACTTCATCCTCAACAGAAGGAACGCGCTCCTCTCCCCATAACGCCGGAAGTAGTTCTTGCGCGAAAAGAACTAGATCCTGTGGCATCTATGGGTGCGCAGCCTAACTGCGACTTTACAAATTAGTCAACCAAGTAACAATTGACA